GACTTCGCGTCGTGCCATTCCTGCAGGCTCTGATCGGTCAAATGGTTATTCGCAGATTCCTCGATCGCGCGTGTGACGTCCTCCGGGGATCCGGCAGCAGCAAAACTCCAGCTCATAGGCCTCTCATGTTCTAGGCGCGTTTCCGCTTCCGCTCGCCGCGATCGACCGCCATCCGCGCCGGCGGCACCTTCTTGACGCTGCTCACTAACTGCAAACTCCGACTGAGCGCCTCTTTCAGATTCACGACGTTCGGCGCGTCGACCGCTTTCGGTTCGATGATCTCTTCGCCCGCGATCTTCGCGTCGATGACCTGCTGCAGCCCGGCGCGATAGTCGTCGGTGAAGGCGGCGAGATTCAAGCCGCGATCCTTGGGGCGCAGCAACGTCCCGATCACCTTGCGCGCCAGCTGCACCTGCGCGATCGGTGGGCGCGCCCGCGACGATCCCGCATCCTCGTCGAGCATGTCGATCGGACGAATCTCGGCGGCATGATGCAAGGTGTGGAGCAGCAACGCGGGCGCCGTGTGCGGGGCCGCGCGCACCGCGACCAAGTACTCGCGCCCATAGATCGCCAGCTTCCCGACACCCACGACGCCGCGCAGCGCCGCCGCGACCACCGCGAAGGCCTCGCCGGCGCGATCGCCGTCCGGGCCGAGGTAATAGCTTTTCGCCACGTAGATCGGATCGAGCGCGGAGGCCTCGGCGAACTGGACCAGGTCGATGATCTTCGTTGACGCGGGTTTCACCTTGGCGAGCTCGTCCTCGGACAACGTCACGAACTTCCCGTGCGCGAATTCGTAGCCTTTCACGATCTCGGCGGACGGCACCTCTTTCGCGCAACTCGCACACCAGCGCTTCGACTGCACTTTCGTTTTGCAGACATCGTGGAGTTGGTTGAACGTGATGCCTTCCGAGGTATCGGTGGCAGGGAAGACTTTGATCGGAATCGTGACCAGGCTGATCTTGAGGACGCCTTTCCAGGTCGCGCGCGGAGCCATCAGATCCGCAGCTTGCCTTCCCGGATGAGCCGGCGGACGTACTCCTCGCTGGCGCTCATCCGATGCGCGACGTGGGATACCTCCAGGAGGCGGCGAGCGCCGGACGCGGATGGCACGAACGGCGCCGCGACGACGGCGCCGAACAGGCCGAGAAAACCTCGTCGATTCATCGGCGTGTGAGCCCCTTCAACTCACGAGCAACCCGTCGCGCCTTCCACCACACCGGCAGTTGCTGCACGAGCCAGAGCGGCAGTTCGAGTCTCATCGCGGATCCACCTCGGCGAGCGTGGCTTGCAGACCACAGTCACACGCCGCCGCGGCCGTATTCCGCGCGCACGTCGGGTGATGGTGCAGCCACGGACTGAGCTGCACGACCCCCGCGGGCACCAGGTCAACCCGAAACTGCTTGGCGTAGGGAATCTGCCGCGCCGCGTCCATCACGACGCGCCAGTCCGCCTCCGACAGCAACCGCCTGAACTCCACCGTCAACGTATGCGCGGTGGGCCGGTCGGCGTCCATCACGCCCCCTTCGCCGCCTCACAGGGCACCGCGTGGAGCTTCAGGGGCAGGTCGTCGTCGCTGGTCCGTTGGGCATCCAGGAAGGCTTGCAGGTCGAGCGGATCGATCCGCCACCGGGTGCCCAGCCGGATCGCCGGCAGCTTGCCCTCCCGGATGAGGCGCCGCACATACTCGTGGCTGGCGCTCAGCCGGTGCGCGACGTGCGACACCTCAAGCAGCCGCCGCCCGCCCGCTACGGTGGGATCGTGCATGTGCTGATGTGTCTATGGTGCACGAACACAACAGGTTAGTCTGTCCGTCCGCCATGCAACTAGCCACGACGGCGCGCAACTAGCCGCAACGGCTGGGCTCGCGCGGCCCGGAATCGGCGTTAGGTGTGAAGACCAGGGCCACCTGGTCGTGATTCCGTTTACCAACGAATTCGGCCTCCGGGACTACCGCGTGCCAGTCTGCCGCGAGTCCTCCGCCCCGCGCGCGGGCTGGCCGTGGCTGGTCCTGGTCCTCTGTGTCCTCTGTGTCCTCGGTGGTCTGGTCCGGGTGCTGCGGTGAAGCTGACCGAGCTCGAGCCGCAGTTCCTCAAGCGCGAAGACGATACCCACTTCCGCCACGTCGACGCGATCACGGAGGCGGACGGCCTCATGTTCGTGTGCCCGAAGTGCTTCGAGGCGAACCGTCGTCAGCGTCCCGGCGTGCACTCGGTGATCTGCTGGTCACCCTCGGTCCCTCAAACGACCTCGCCGACACCTGGCCGATGGAATCTCGTCGGAACCGGGTTCGATGATCTGTCGCTCGTGAGGGGCACGGCCTCGATTCTGCTGACGAGCGGATGCGAGGCGCACTTCTTCATCACCAACGGAGAGATCGTCTGATGGCGAACGCCCCTCCGCGGCCGTGCCCGCATCCCCGCTGCGGCAAGTTCAATTGTTCAATACATAACGTCGCGCCTTGGCGGACGCGCGTGACCAGTCCTGTCACATCTCCGCCCGTGATTCGCATTCGCGGGCGTGAATTGCAGCGTCGCCGCTCACGTCTTTTTGCGCGGCAACCCTGGTGCGTGCTCTGCCTCGAGGCAGGGACGCACACGCGCGCGACCATCCGCGACCACCGCATTCCACTGGCTGAAGGCGGCCGCGACGACGAGACCAACGAGCAAGCGCTGTGTCACACACACAGCGATCTGAAGACGCGTGCGGAATCGCTCCGAGGACTGCGACGTCGATGACGTCGTCGATGCTGAATGATGATGCACGACGCGATCACCACCACGACTCCGACCTCCTTCGCTTCCAATTTCGTGTGGCATGCATTCGATCGGGTCGACCCCGGGGGGGATCGAAATCTCTACAGCCCTGGGCGGCGGGAAACCGGGCTGCGCCTTCGCGCGCGCGCCGTCAGCAAATGAAATCGCGTGATCTGACGTGACATCTTGGCAACGCAGTTGGGATTCGGCTTCGGCAAAGGGCGCCGCGTGATCGCGCCGATCACCGCGCGCGCGCCGCGGCGCCGCACGTTGGCGGGGCTCAAAGGCCTCGCGCTCGTACAGGCGGAGCTCGCGAAGCGCCGCCGCATGGCCAAAGCCGATCTCGAGGCGGAGTCGCGGTGATGCCGGGGACCTCGAGCTCGGGCGGGCGCAACAAACGATCGCGACGCGAGCACGAGCTCGCCGGCACATTCCGGAAAGATCGCCACGCCGGCGGCACGGGCAGCACCGCGGATCCGCCGAAGGGTCGGCCGACGCCGCCGAAATCCCTGCGCGGGGAAGCGCGCGCGGAATGGCTCCGGATGCTCGATCGCCTCGAAGCCTCGAAGACGTTGTCGACGGTGGACGATGCGGCGCTCTATCGCTACTGCCAACTACACGCGCGCGCGGAACGGCTCGAGCGGCAACTCGCCGAGCTGAAACAGCCGTTCTATTGCGACCAGTTCGGCAATCCCCGCGTGCATCCCGGCTTCGCGCAGCTGCGCGCGCACGATCACACCCTGCGCGGCTATCTCATGGAATTCGGATTGACGCCGGCGGCGCGGACGCGCGTGCATCAGATCGGGCGGGACGGCGCCGGCACGTCCACGGATCCCTTTGCCGAGTTCGATGAACCGAGCGATCGCACGACGCACTAACAGCGAGGCGGCGAACGTCATCGACGCGTACGCGATCGACGTCGTGCACGGGCGTGTCCCGGCGGGGAAGTATCACCGCCTGGCGTGCGAACGGCATCTGCGCGATCGATCGCGGGAAGCCACGAAGGCGTTTCCGTACGTCTTCGATCTCGCGAAGGCCGAGCGCTTCTTCCGCTTCGCCGAAAAACTGAAGCACTACAAAGGGGAATGGGCGGGGCAGTACATCCGGCTCGAGCCGTGGCAGAAGTTCCGCCTGGGATCGATCTTCGCCTGGGTGCACGTCGAGACGGGCCTGCGGCGCTTCCGGCGCGCCTACAACGAAGTGCCCCGGAAGAACGGCAAGACGCTCGAGGCGGCCATCGTCGCGATCTACGTCACGTTCTTCGACCACGAGCCCGGCGCCGAAGGCTATACCTTGGCGACGCGGCGGCATCAGGCGATGCTCGTGTTCAACGATGCGAAAAAGCTGGTGCGCTCGAGCGGCCTGCGGACGCGCATCACGATTCGCGCGCGCAACCTCCACCGCGTCGACACGGAATCGAAGCTCGAGCCGCTCGGCAAAGATCCCGAAGACGGCCTCAATCCGCACCTGATCATCGTCGACGAATTCCACAAGATCAAAGACCGCGATCAGATCGATGTGATGGAGACGGCGACCGGCGCGCGCCAGCAACCGCTCGACTTTCAGATCACCACGGCCGGTGATGACGAGCGCTCGCCCTGCGGCACGCAACACCACTACGCCTGCCAGATTCTCGAGCAGGCGCTCGATCCCCCGGACGAAACGACGTTCGCCTTCATCGCGCACGCCGATGTCGAAGACAAGGATCGCGGCGTGCCGGCGGACGATTGGACGCTCGAGACAACCTGGCGCAAAGCCAATCCGAATTACGGCGTCTCGGTGAAGCCCGAGGATCTGCGCGAGCTCGTGACCAAGGCGCGCCACATGCCCGAGGCCGCGGCCGCCGTGCAGCAGAAGCGGTTGAACATCTGGGTCAATACCGACGCGCCCTGGCTCTCGATGGACGGCTGGCGGAAAGGGCAGAGTCCCTGGTCGGCGAACGACCTGCGCGGCGAGACCTGCTATGCGGCGGTCGATCTCGCCAGCAAGATCGACCTCGCGGCGCTGGCGCTCGCGTTCCCCCCCACGGCGACGCGGAAGACGTGGCGCTTGCTGGTCCGGCATTTCACGCCGGCCGACACCTTGATCGCCCGCGGCCGGCGCGACCGGGTCGCGTACACGCTCTGGACCCAGCGCATCATTCCGGGGACCGACTGGCCGTACCTGACGACGAATCCGGGCAATCGGCTCGACCAGGCCGTCATTCGCCAGGCCGTCGCCGACGCGCGCGCGTTCGGGTTGGTCATCGCGCAAATCGGGTTCGATCCCTGGAACTCCTCGAACATCGAGCAGGAGCTCGAGCAGGACGGGCTCGACGTCGTCGAGATCCCGCAATCCCTGAAGTCGCTGTCGCCGCCGTCGAAAGAATTCGAAGCCGACGTGCTCGACGGCCTGGTCGACGCCGGCGGCGATCCGATCCTGCTCTGGGAAGCGAGCAATGTGGTCGTGCACCGCGACGGCCCGGACAACATCAAACCGGTCAAGAAAAAGTCGCGCGGGAAGATCGACGGCATCGTCGCCGCGATCATGGCGCGCAAGCTCGCGGCGCTCGAGGACGAGCAGGAATCGGTCTACGAGTCCCGCGGATTGGCGAGCGTATGACGACCGATCGCCGCCGCGGGCGGCCACCCCTGATCGCCGGCGACACGACGACGTCGGTCAACTTGCGCGTCCCGTCAAACGACTATGACCGCGCCTGTCACCTCGCGTCCCGGAACGGGATCTCGGTATCGGAACTCCTGCGCCGTGGCCTCGCGCGCGTTCTGCGCGAGGACCAGGACGACGACCCGGAGGATGCATGAGACGCCATCCCCACACGATCCGCCGCGAACAACGCGCGATGGCCCGCGCACGCCGCGCCTTGCGCCATCGGCCCGGCACGCCCGCCTCAGCCGTGGATTTTCGTAACGACAAAATCGGGGCGGCGGACGTCCCGCCGGACACTGGGGGGACGAGGAGCACCGCGCCCCATGGCCAAGCGCCCGACCCAGAAGACACCGGCCGCGACTCGGACGACTAAGACACGACCCGCCGCCGCGCGAGCGGCCGAACCCGCGGCCGCGGCCGCCGTCGAGCCCGCGAGCCTGGACGCGATTGCGGTCGGGGACGTCGTCGACGGCTGGACCGTCCTCGCGATCAACAACCCGACCGATGTCGTCGTGGCGCAGGGCGCGGAACGCCGCAGTATGACGCTCGCCGATCTCGTGCGGGCGAAACAGCAGGCGGGCCCGCAGCGCTAGCGCGGTGTGGGCAATGTCCTGCTCACCGTCGCCGGCTTCTGCGCCGCCGTCGCGGGGATCGGGCTCACGTGGGGCCTCGGCGCGGCGCTGCTCGTCGGAGGCGTGGTGATGTTCGTCAGCGGGGGGTTGGCGTCGGCCCGTGAGCATCGTGGCCCGTGAGAAATCCGTTCGCGGTGCTCTTCGATCGCAAGTCGGCGACCTGGCCGCAGGCCGTGATCGACTATCTGCGGGCCGGCCATGCCAGCGTGTCGGGCCAGGTCGTCAACGAGACGAGCGCGTTCAATGTGGTGGCCCTGCTCACGGGCGTCGCGATCCGGAGCGGGCTGCTCGCGACACTGCCGGTCGATGTGATCGAACGGTTGCCGGATGGGCGTTCGACCCGCGACGCGCCCACGCATCCGATCGCCCGGCTCCTGCGCAAGCCGAACCTCTGGCAGACGCGGGCTGAACTCGTCGGCATGGTGGAAGCGCATCGGATCCTGCGGGGCAACGGGTACATGTGGAAGAACCTCGTCACAGCGACCTCCCCCGGCGACGGCGTCGATCGGCTGCAAGTCCAGGAACTGATTCCGCTCCACCCGGATCGGCTCGAGGCCACCGAGCCCGACGAGTTCGGCGCCGCCACGATCTACAAGATGCACCGAAAAACCGGCGCACCCGTCCCCCTCCCCGCGCTCGAAGTCGTGCACCTGAAGGCCCTCAGCACCGATGGCCGCGTCGGCCGATCGCTCTTGCAGGACTTGCGCGAAGTCCTCGGCGGCGCGCTCGCCACGCAGGAACACGCCAACAGTCTCTGGAGTCGTGACGCGACACCGAGCGTCGCCCTCAAACATCCGAATACGCTCGGCGAGAAGGCCCGGAAGAACCTCGAGGAATCCTGGGAAGCGACCTACGGGCAGTCGAAGGAGAAGCGGCGCGTCGCGGTGCTCGAAGAGGGCATGTCGATCGAGCGGCTCTCGCTCTCCCCGGAGGATGGCCAGTTTCTCCAGACGCAACAGGATCTCCGCGAACAGATCGCCGCGGCCCTCCGCCTGCCCGCGTTCATGATGGGCCTCTCCTCGAAGCAAACCAGTTGGGGCACCGGCATCGAGCAGCAGCAGATCGGGATCCACGTCTTTACGCTCGGGCCCGACGTCGTGACGTGGGAACAACGGCTCGCGCTCGATCTGCTGACGCGGCCGGAGAAATTCGGGATCAAATTCCGGTTGAACGGGACGATGCGCGGCGATGCCGCGTCGCGGTCGGAGTTTTATTGGCGGATGGTGCAAATGGGCGCGATGAGTCCGAACGATGTCCGGGCGCTCGAAGACATGAACCCGACCAAGGACGGGGACGTCTATCTGCAGCCCACGAATCTGGCGCCGCTCGGCTTCGATCCGGGGAAGCCGCCGGCGAAGCCCGCCGGCGCAACGGGGGGCGCATGACACTCGATCGCCTCATCATCCCGTGCGAGTTGAAAGCGCTCGGGGCGGACGACACGCGCACGTTTGAAGGACACGGCGCCGTCTTCGGCAACATCGATGCGTACGACGACGTGATCAAAAAGGGCGCGTTCACGACCACGCTGCAGGAGTGGCACGCCAAAGGCAAGCTGCCGAAGATGTTGCTCCAGCATGGCGGCGGGTTCTTCGGCGGCGGCGCCGACGACATGGTGCCGATCGGGAAGTGGGAAGCGATGCGCGAAGACGACGTCGGGCTGTACGTGAAGGGGCGGCTCTTCGACGTCGGGACCGACCGCGCGCAAGGCACGTACGTCGCGATGAAGGAAGGCGAGCTCGACGGCCTCTCGATCGGGTTCCGAACCCGGAAGTTCGAGATGGATCAGGAGACCGGGATTCGCACGCTCACCGAGATTGACCTCTGGGAGACCTCGATCGTCACCTTCCCGGCGAACGATGCGGCACGCATCACGGCGGTGAAGGCGGACGGCGAGCTCCCGACCGAACGGGAATTGGAACGGTGGCTCCGGCGGGAGGCCGGCTTCACCGAGGCCCAGGCCAAAACGATCATCGCAAAAGGCTATCGACAGGTGCGGCGGGAGGCCAGGCCATCTGACGAAGCCTGCGAGGACCTGCTGGCGTTGCTCGCACAGCGCGCCGCAATCTTCACAGGAGCACATCATGGCTGAACCGGCACTCACCGAGGTGAAAGACGCGATCGAGAAAAGCAATCGCGCCTTCGAAGAATTCAAAACCGCGAACGATCTCCGACTGAAACAACTCGCGGAGAAGGGCGTCGCCGATCCCCTGCTCGAGGAGAAGCTCGCGAAGATCAACGCCGAGCTCGACAAGCACACCGCGATCGCGGACGCGTTCGCGAAGCTCGAAGCCAAGGTCAATCGGCTGCAGCTGTCCGGCGGCAGCGGCGACGAGGCCAAAGCACTCGAGACCGAAACGCGCCAGTTCAACGGGCATCTCCGCGCGGCCGCGCAGAAGACCGGGCGCCAGGCGCCGCCCGATCTCACCGTCGAGGACTACAAAGCGTACAAGAGCGCGCTCAACAAGTACCTGCGCCGCGGCACCGAGGAGATGGACGGCGCCGAACGCAAGGCCATGTCGGTCGGGAGCGATCCGGACGGCGGGTACACGGTCACGCCCGATCTGACGGGCCGCATCGTGACGAAGCTCTTCGAAACCTCACCCATTCGCACGATCGCCGCGCAGCAGACGATCTCCACCGGCGAACTCGAAGGCCTGCGCGACACCGATCAAGCGGGCTTCGGGTGGGTCACGGAAACCGGCACGCGCACAGCGACCACCACGCCACAACTCAACAAGTGGAAGATCACCGCGCACGAGTGGTACGCGAATCCGGGCGCGACGCAGACCCTCCTCGACGATTCGAACATCAACATCGAGAACTGGTTGGCGGACAAGGTGGTGGACCGCGGCGCGCGCGGCACCAATACCGCGTTCGTCGTGGGCACCGGCGTCGGCCAGCCGCGCGGCTTCGCCTCGTACACGACCGCCGCGACGGCGGATGCCACGCGCGCCTGGGGCGTGATCGAGCATGTCGCCACGGGCACGTCCGGCGGCTACGGCACCGATCCGAACGGCGCGAACAAGCTGATCGATCTCGTCCACAAACTCAACACGAACTATCGCCAGGGCGCCAACTGGGTGATGAACCGGCGCACGCTGGGGACCACGCGGCAGTTGAAAGATTCGAGCGGCGGCGCCGGCCAGGGCAGCTACATCTGGCTGCCGTCGCTCGCGGCGGGGCAGCTCTCGACGCTCCTCGGCTATCCGGTGACGGAAGCCGACGACGTGGTCGATCTCGGCGCCAACACGCTCTCGGTCTGGTTCGGGAATTTCCTGCGCGGCTATCAGATCGTTGATCGCCTCGGGATTCGCGTCCTGCGCGATCCCTACACGAACAAACCGTACGTGATGTTCTACACGACCGCGCGGGTCGGCGGCGACGTCGTCGATTTCGAAGCGATCAAGTGCCTGAAGTTCATCTAACGGGGTTGCCACAGAGGAGCACACATCCATGATGCGTCAAATCAACTACGTGGTGCCCGTCGCCGTGTTGAATGCCACGCTCGCGGCCGACAACACGCCGGCCGCGATCGATCTGCAGGGCTTCGACGGCGCGAAGTTCCTGATCCAGGTCGGCATCGGCGGCATCACCTTCGACGGCACGAACAAGGTCGAGTTCAAAATCACGCAGTCGAACGATGACTCGACGTATGTGGCCGTGGCGGCCGGCGACGTCATCCTCGGATCGCTCGCGGACACGTCGGTCGGGACGGGCGGGATCGTCAAGTCGCTCATCGCGGCGCACGCGGCGGCCGACATCAGCGTCGTCGACTACATCGGCGGGTATCGGTACCTGAAAGTCCTCGCCGACTTCTCGGGCACGCACGGCACCGGCACGCCGATCGCCGTGACGGTGCTGAAGGGCCGGGCGGCGCGGACGGCGTGATCGATGCGCGTACGGATGGTCCTGTCACGGGAGTGGCAGGACCGTGGACGGACGCAGCCGTTGGACGTCGGGCAGGTCTATGACCTACCCGACGGCATCGGCGCGGATCTGATCGGCACGGGCGCGGCGATGCCGGTGGATCCGGAGGAGGCGCGCGGGCTGCGGCCGCCGGAAACGAAACCGACAGCGCCGCCGGAACGCAAAGCGCGGCCGCGGGGCGTGTCGTGAACGTGGCGTGGACGCGGACCGTCGAACCGGATCCCGCCAAAGAACCCGTGACATTGGGGGAGGCGAAGGCGCAGGTCCGTCAGACATTGACGACGGAGGACACCTACATCACCGCCCTCATCGTCGCCGCGCGCAATCGCGCCGAAGCGTATCTGTCGCGCGGCTTGTATACGCAGACCTGGAAACTCGTGCAGGACCGCTGGAGCGATGCCATCTGGCTGCCGAACGCCGCGCCGCTGCAGAACGATGCGGCGGCGAATCCGTCCACCGCGCCCGTCGTGAAGTACTACGACGACGCCGGCGTCCTCCAGACCCTCGCGACGAGCGCGTACGTAGTCGACACGAGCAGCGAACCGGGACGGATCGTCCTGGCGCCGTACCAGATCTGGCCGGTGCTGCAAGCCACCCGCGCCGGCGCCGTCGAGGTGACCTATGTCGTGGGCTGGACCACGGTCGCGGCCATTCCGCAGGCGATCAAGCTCGGGATACAGCTCTTGATCGCGCACTGGTACGCGAACCGCGGCGACCATAGCGGGAATGTGCCCGAGGACGTGGCCGCGGTGTGGGCGCCGTACCGCACGTACTGGAGACCGCCGCTGTGCTCCTGAGCGAGGAGATGCTGGGCGATGAAGTTGATCTGTCTCACCTTTGCGCTGGTCTTATTCGTTATCGCCGCCGTGCCGTGGGCGGCGCCCTATGAACCGTGGCGGCTGCGCCTCGTCGCGGCCGGCCTCGCCGCGTTCCTCGCGGCGCAGTATCCGTTCTGACCGCTGACTATGGAGGCCACCATCGGTGATCTCGTCGAACGGCTCGTGATTCAGGAGAACGTCCCGGATCCGATTAGCGTCGCGAGTCTCACGCGCACGTCGACGACCGCCACGGCGCAAACCGCGACGCCGCATAACTATGCGTCGAACGACTACGTGACCGTCGCGGGCGCAACGCCGGCCGGCTACAACGGGAAGGTCAAGATCGCCGTCACCGGGGCCTCGAGCTTCACGTATCCGGTGAACGGCGCGCTGGCGACGCCGGCGACCGGGACGATCACGGTCGTCTACGTCAGCGACGCCCAGGGCGGCCGCAAGATCGGCTGGCAAACCCTCGATACGATCTGGGCCGAGCACCGCGCGGTCCGCGCGTTCGAAAAACTCCAAGTCCAGGCCCTGCAGGGCCAACTCGATTACCGGTTTCGGGTGTTCGTGCGCGCCGATCTGACGACCGAGATGCGCGCGCTGTGGACGCCGCAGTGGCCGCCGGGCGCCCCCACGCACACGCTCGAGATTCACGGCATCGTTCCGGACGGGGATGGGCGCGAGTACATGTTCCTCGAGTGCGGGGAGATCACGTAGATGGCGTACCTCCTGCCGCTCACGGCCGTCGGCGACGCGGTGTACGCGCTCTTCCAGGATGCGACGCTGACCAGCCTGGTGCCGGGCGGCGTGCAGAGCGACGTCCCGCAGGATCCGAGCTATCCGTTTCTGTGGTTCGAGATCTTGCAGCAAGCGAATTACGGCGGGCTCGGCACGAAACCCGGCAAGGGATCAATGCCCGGCCTCACGCTACGGCTGCATGTCTTTCAAAGCGAGTACGGGACGATGCGTGACGCGCAGATCGTGATGGCGCGCGCGATCGCGCTGCTCTTCGATGACACCACGCCGCTCGTGGTCGACGGGTACACCGTGTGCAGCGGGCAACCGCTCCCGGAGATCGAAACCATCCCGCTGCCGGATGAAGAACTCAACGGCTTGAAGGTGCACGAGCTCGTGACGAATGTCGATCTGATCGTCGAGGAGATCGCCGCATGATGGATGACGACCTGACCGATCGGCGCAAACCACTCGTCGACGCGCAGGGCCGCCCGACGCGCGCGGAGATCCCGCGCTGCCCGCGCTGCCACCGCGAGGCGCCGAAAGGCGATCCGACGACCCGCACGCGCTCCGCCGGCTTTGGGGGGGATGTGCATGACGTCTGCGTGTACTGCGGCTATGACTTCGAGGAGCTGACGGTATGAGCGAGCCCGCGCTGCAGGGCAAAGACTACCGCGCCTTGCGCCGCTTGTCGGATCACGACGATGTGACGCTCGCCGAGGTGGGCGAGACCTGCGAGCGCGTCCCGGCCGAGAGCCTGGCGCCGCTCCTCGCGAGTGGGCATATCGAGTGGGCGGTCGAGCGGCGCGCCTCGACGACGGCGACGGCGTCCGCCCCGACTCGCCGAAAGGCGCGCACGTAGATGGCGGGCAAAGTCGGATCGGCGTCCTTCGGGGTGTTGCTGGTGGACGGCTACAACCTGCTCGCCGCGAAGGTGCAGACCTTCACGCACAAGATCAGCGCGATCATGGAGAAGTCCGACGGCCTCGGGGACACCACATTCGCGAAAACGCCCGTCGGCGTCGTCCAGCTCGAGGTCACGCAAGCCGGCGCCTTTTTCGACGATGCCGCGAACGGGGCGCACGCGCTGCTCTCGCCGGCCGGCGCGACGGCGATCAGTCGGCTCCTGGTCGCGGCGTTTGCCGGCAACACGATCGGCAAACCCTTTCTCGGCGTATCAGGGCTCTACGCCTCGGATTACGAGGTCCTCAGCCAGACCGAGAAACTGACCAAGGCCAACGTCAAGTACGACGCCACCGGGAGTCTCGATCGCGGCGTGATCGTCCAAGACCACGTGGCCAAGACCGTCGACTGGAACACGAAGACCGACGGCTTCCCGGTCGACTACACGCTCGATTCCTCGCAGCGCGTCATTCCGATCACCTCGAATTCGATCGCGAATCCGACCGTGGTGACGACGCCGGTCCCGCACGGGCTGACGACCGGCGACAAGATTCTGATTGCGGGCGTGGCGACGAGCGCGCCGACGATCAACGGCGAACGCACCGTGACGGTGATCTCCCCGACGACGTTCTCGGTGCCGGTCAACGTGACCACCGGTGGCACCGGCGGATCGTTCGTGCGATCGAATTCGGCGAACGGGGGCGTCGGCTATCTCGCGGTGAGTGCGCTCAGTGGCTTCACCGGATTCATCGGCAAGATTCGATCGTCGCCCGACGATGTGACCTACGCGGATCTGATCACGTTCGCGAACGTCACCGCGGCGCCGGCCGCGCAGCGCGTGACCGTCGCCGGCACCGTCGATCGGTATCTGTCCTTCAACGGCGACGTCACGGGGAGTGGATCGATCACCGCGTTCGCCGGCTTCAGTCGGAGTTGATCGCGATCTTCAGTGAAGGAGACAGCACATGGCCGCCGGCAAACATGGTTCGAGTGAAATCACCGTCACCTACGACGATGGGCCGGGCGGCACGCCGCGGGTGATCACGGCGTTCATCCTGACGATGGGCGGGGTCAAGCTCACGTCGCAGTTCGAGCCGTCGACGCCGTTTGGCGCGACCGTCATGGCGAAGTTGCCGACCGGGATGATGGAGATCCCGGACATTGACCTCGAGGGCTTCTGGGACGACACCGCGACCACGGGGCCGCATACGGTCTTTCTCGCGCCGGAGACGTCGCCGCAGGCCGCGACGCGCACGCTCGCGATCGTCTTCGGCAACAGCAAGACCTGGACATCCGAAGGCTATCTCATGGACTACGAGGTGACGGGGCAGTCCGGGAAGCTCACGCGCTTCAAGGCGAAGCTCTGTCAGAACTCGGGCGCCTGGTCGTAACGCGATGGCGAGTCCCTTCGCGTCCCACACGACGTCGGATCCGATTCCGCTGCCGTTCGACCCGCCGCACTGGGTGCAGGTGCGGAAGCTGACCGGCCGGGAGACTGAGCGCGCGCAGGAAGCGCATCGCGACACGCTCGCGAGCGGCAGTGCCCGGTCGTGGGCGGCGACGTTTCGCCGGATGCTCGAAAAAGGCGCAACCGATCCGGACGTGCTGAAGGTCATCCGCGACCCGCTGACCGGCTACGACCGCTATGCGCTCGTCCGCGCGGGGCTCGTCGCGTGGAGCTATCCGCAGCCGATCAGGGCGGACCAGAAAACGCTTGGCGATCCCGAGGTTGACGCCATCGACGATCTCGACGACGAGGCGGTCGACTTCATCGCGCGCGAAGTGCTCCGCCTCACGAAACCCGCGTTGTTTGCCGCGACCGAGGAGGACGCGGCCGCCGCCGCGCGAGAGCTACAAGCTGCTGCACCGGTTGCTTGACGGCGCCGGGCAGCAGCCACTGCGGCCGGTCTCGCCCTTCGCGCACTACCTGAGTTGGTTGTGCGAGGAATTTCCGGGGCGATTCCCGACCGAAGTCATGGCGGAACGGGAGCGGCTGCCGTACGGCCTGCTTGAGGAGGTCGTCGCCGCGCGGTATTACGGGCGGGCGCATGCGGCGAACGCCGCGAATGCGCCCGGGGAGGAAGCCTCGCCGCTGCGCGTGTTAGCGAAAGACATCGAGCACGAGCTCGCGGTCGAGGAGATCGGAACCCAGGGCGATGGATAGCTTGATCATCGACGTCGACACGAGGGACGTCGTCGCGGCTTTCGACACGGTCGCCGACGTGATGCACGCCAAGCTGAAAGCGGCGGCGAAGATCACCGCCGACCACATTGCGACCGAAGCCCGCGCACGCGTGCGGCGCCGCACCGGCCAGACCGGCGAGGCGATCACGGTCGAGGAGACCCGCAGCGGCGACGGCTACGTGATCTATGTCGGCGATCCGCGGACGGCGATCGGCCGCTATCTGGAGTTCGGGACGAAGTTCATGGGCGCGCAGCCGTTTCTCTTCGCCAGCGCCCGGCTCGAAGAGAGCGCGCATAACGACCGCGCCCGCGACGCCGTGCAGGCGGCGATCGACGAGAAAGGCCTGGGCGCGTAGTGGCCGGCTCCAACCCGGTGATGATCGTCCGCGTCGCCGCGACCATCGAGGAACTGCGGCGGAATCTCGCGGAGGGCCGCCAGCAGATCGAAGTCACCGCGCAAGGCATGCAGCGGATGGTCACCGCCTTCAACGGCGAGAAGATCGTCGCACAGGCCAACAACGTCACCGCCGCCGTGCATGCCATCGGCGGGGCGTCGCAACTCACCGCGGCGGAACAGGCGAAGGTCAACCGGATCCTCGAAGAGGCGCTCGCGAAGTATCGCGCGCTCGGCCGGGAAGCGCCCGCCGGCATGCAGGCACTCGCCGAGGCGACGCGGAAGACCGAGAGCTCGTGGTCCGGCTTGCTCGGCACCGCGACGTCGTTCATGGGGGTGCTGGGGATCGGCGTCGGTGTCGGCGCGCTGGCGAGTCTCGGCCGCGAGCTCCTGGTTGACGCGGACGCGCTCATGAAACTCCACGACAAGACCGGGATCTCGGTCGAAGCGCTGCAGCAGATGCGCGTCGCCGGCGACGAGGCCGGCGTGACGATCGACACGATGGCCGATGCCGTCAATAAGCTCCAGATGCGGCTCGGCACGGGCAAAGGGGGCGCGAACGCCGCGCTCCACGAGCTCGGGATCAACGTCGCCGACTTCCTGAAGCTCGATCCCGCGCAGCAGTTCATCGCGATTTCGGACGCGATGCGCCAGATCCAGGATCCGCTCGAATTCGCGCGCGTCGGCTCGGAATTGTTCGGGAAGAACTGGGCGGAGCTCGCGCCGGTGATTAAGCGCGGGTTCGACGACGTGAAGGACAGCGCCGTCGGCATGAGCCGCGAAACGACGGAGGCGCTCGATTCGCTCGGCGACACGATGGGCGCCTTCTGGCGCGCCACGAAAGCGACCTTCGGTGAAGCGCTCGCGGATGTGTTGACCCTCAGCCTGAGTAAAACGCGCGAACTGCGCTCGGAGTTTCAGAAACTCGCCGAGGATGCCGAACGCAACAAACCGAAGGTGCAAGCGATCGCGCCGCCCGAGCTGCCCGAGGATCTCGACGCGATCGAGCACGCGTTGACGAGGAATGCGCTCGCCCTGGCGCACGCGAAGGAGCAGTGGGACGCCAACGAAAAGGCGATGAAACCGTTCCGCGACGCGATGCGCGAGATCGACTCGGCGGGGCAGGGGTGGCAGGGCACGCTCGACGGGATCGATGGGACGATCGTCGAATCGATCAAGTTCTATCTGCAGGCGGGCGTCGCGCAAGGCGCCCTCGCGACGGCCTACGATCTCACCGCGACGCAAGTGCGGGCCATCGAGGCGGCGCTCAAGGACGAGAGCGCGTCGCAGCAGAAAGCCGCCGCGACGGCCGCGGAGCACGCGCGCGCCGCGAAAGAGGCCGCGGCCGCGCTCGATCGCGAGGCCGAACAACTCACCAAAGTCAAACAGCAGGCCGAAGCGGCCGCCGCGGCGGAGCGCAAAGCCGCCGAGGAGAAGAAGGCGCTGAATCGGGCGATGGGCAGCACGCTGGATATCTCGCACGCGGCGCGTGATCCGGAAATCATGGCGCTGCTGCACGAGGGCTGGTCGCTCGAGAATGCGCAAGCGATCAAGCTCGCGCGTCAGTGGGGCTTCGCACCGGCCCTGTTCAGTCCGAAGGGCGCACCCGAAACGCGCCCGGATCCGAGTGAGCGCGTGCCTGGCTATGCCGCCGGCGTGTTCAATGCGCCCGGCGGCTGGGCGCGGGTGGGCGAACACGGCCCCGAGACGATGTACGTGCCGCCGGGTGCGGACATTTATCCGAGCAGCGGCGGCGCCGGCGCGCCGACGATGCAGTTGATCGTCAACGTCACGCAGCCGTTGGGGACGCCGACGGCGATCGCGAAGGCCGTGGACGCGGCCGTGATGAAGCGACTCCGCGACATCGGGACGCGATTCTGATCATGAGCATCTCGGGCATCTTCAACCCGGCGATCTTCAATCCAGCGATCTTTAACACGCGCGGCGCCAAAGCGCTCATGTACGCCCAAGCCGGGGTGATGCGCGCCGACGCGAGCCGCGCCAACGCGACGTCGCCAAAGGTGTTCGTCGCGATTAACGGCGTGCACTACGCGACCGCGCGCGCCGTGGCCGGACAGCAGATCGACGACGACACGCTCGAGATCCAGGAGACCGACGGCGAGACGCCGAATACCTGCGGGTTTCAGGTGCGCGGGTTCGTGCCGACCGATGGCCAGGACGTCGTCATCACGCTCGGATCGAAGAACAATCTCGATCGGCTCTTTGCCGGCACCGTCCTCACCGACACGTCCGGCTATGTTGGCACGCCCGCGAATCAACATGACCAGGTGAATGTCATCGACTACACCTGGCTGTTGACCCGCGAGACGATCACGCAGCGCTGGAGGAACGAGTCGGCCACGGCCATCGCCCAAGCGATCATCGCGCACGCAGGTCGCGGCTTTACGTCGAAACGCGTCGAAGTGGGCCTGCCGATCGTCGATGAGTTCTCCGTCACCAACGAAACGCATATCGCCGCGTTGAAACGACTCGCCGACCGGATCGGCGCGACGGTGAAGGCGACCTACCAGAAAGATGTGAAGTTCGGCATTACGGCAGGCGCCGAGACGGACCCGACGACCCTGACGGCGGCCTCCGCGCTGGCAACAGAGATGAGCGACTTCGCGGTGACGCGCGATCTCAGTCAGGTCATCACGCGCCAGCCCGTGGAAGGCGGCGGATCGACCGCCTTTTTTGACGTGCCTGCGGGGTCGCCGACACTCCCGGTCACCGCGATCGGCTGGTACAACGCGGCCGGCGGGACCGTGGTCACCGGGCCGCAACGGATCACGTATACCGGACTCGGATTCGGCTACGTCGATGTGCCGGTCGCGTCCTGGGCGGTGCGGACCGCGCCGTCCACGATCTCCTGGAGCAGCATCACCTGGTCGGCGACGCTCAATCGCTTCGTGGCGGTCGGCGGCAGCGCCACCGCGGCTGACGTCATGACGTCATCGGATGGCGTCACCTGGACGCAGCGCACGCCGGCCACCAATGCCGTGTGGACGGATGTCACCTGGTCGCCCGATCGGCAGTTGTTCGTCGCCGTCGGCGCGTCCGTCGTCATGACCTCGCCGGACGGGATCACGTGGACGGCGCGGACCGTGGCGGAAGCCAACAACTGGAAGGGCGTGTGTTGGTCGTCGACCCTCGGGCTGTTCGTCGCGGTGGCCCAGGACGGGACGCACCGCGTCATGACGTCGGTCGACGGCCTCACGTGGACCGCACAGACGGCCGCCGCGGCGCTGCAATGGCAAAAGGTGACGTGGGCGCCGGCGTTGGGCCTGTTCTGCGCGGTCGCGATCGATGGCTCGCCCAACTCGATCATGACCTCGCCGGACGGGGTGACGTGGACGCAGCGGGCCGGATCGCCCGGGTGGGCGATTGCCTGGTCGCCGGCGCTGCATCTCTTCGTCACGGTCAACACGCAGCCGTCGACATCGCCGGACGGCATCACCTGGACGCTGCGGACGCCGCCGTCCAACAACACGTGGTTTGGTGTCACCTGGGCGCCCGAGGTCGGCCTCTTCGTCGCCGTCTCGGTCAACGGCACCAGTGATTCGACGCACCGCGCGATGGCGTCGGCCGACGGCATCACCTGGACCGGGTACACCACGCCGAATGCCGGGACGTGGACGTCGGTCGCCTGGGCGGCGAGTCTGCATCTCTTTGCGGCCGTCGCGAACAACAGCGGCGACGTGCGGATTATCACGACCAACGTCTCGACCTATCAGACCCTGACGGGCATTCCCGCGAGCGGCCCGGGATCGATCCTCTATCCGATCACGCAAGGCGACCCGGTGAATCTGCGCGTCGTCGTCGACGATGTCGCGGCCCAAGCCGTGATCGCCGCGCTGATCGGCGGCACCGATGACGGCATCATTGAAGGCGCTGTCATTCAGGATGGCCGGATTTCGGAGACTGAAGCGCGGGCCCGCGGACAGGCCACGATCGATCAGCGCAAGAGCCTCAACGTCGCGCTCAGCTACGTCACGAAAGACACCAACACCCACGCGAGCCGCACGATCGGCGCAAATCTGCCCGTGCCGGCGTGCGTGGGGAGTTTCAAGCTGCGGTCGGTCGCGATTGGCAACTTCCATCCGGCGCGCTGGCCGACGCGGCACGCGCAGGCGTCCTCGGATCGCTTCACGCTCGAAGACTTGCTCCGCCAGGCGCGGGCGTCAACCGCCGAGGCGAAGGCGTGAAGATCACCCGCCGCACGGTCGTCAACGATGATGGCACCGGCGCGACCGGGACGGTCTGGAACGGCGCGTGGATGACGCAGGAGTACGACGACATCGACGCCGCGCTCCAGACCACGATCACGCTGACCGACGGCGCGACGCCCGCGCTCGATGCGGCACTCGGGACGGTTTATCGGTTGGCGGCCGCGGGCGATCGCACGATCGGGATTCCGACGAATCCATCCAGCGGCCAGCGGATCGTGATTCAGCACTTCGCGTCAGGCGGCGCGCGTACGCTCGCCTTGAATACCGGCACCGGCGGGTTCCGTTTCGGTTCAACGATCACGGGTCTGACCGCGACAGCCTCCGGGAAGACCGACTACATCGAGGCCGTCTACAACGCGACCGACAACAAGTGGGACGTGATCACCGTGACGAAGGGCTTCTGAGATGGCCGGCACGATCAAGCATCGGCATCAGACGGCGCTCGTCGCGGGCGGGTACGACGTCGACAAGAACGAGTGGAACGACTCGCTCGTCGTCGCGGGCGGATCGGACGGCGATCTCTTCAAGCGGGATACGGGCGCGGGGGACGGCTGGAGCTTGGTGGCCTCGATCGATCCGGCGCACGGCGGGACCGGGATCGCGTCCTACGCCGTCGGCGATCTGCTCTATGCGAGTGGGGCGACGACGCTCAGTAAGTTGGCGGATGTGGCGGTGGGGAGTGTGCTGGTGTCGGGCGGGGTGACGACGGCCCCGGCGTGGAGTGCGACGCCAAGTGTGACGAGTCTGACGGCCAGCAGTACCGTATCGGTCGGCAGCAGTCCAGCGACCACGGGCGTGGTCCGCATCCCTCATGCGCAGTACATCTACAGTCGCGATCAGGCGAATAGCGGCAACGTGCTCGTCATCGGTCACCTCGGCAGTCAAGTCCTGCTCGGCGATTCCACGGCGTCGCAAGTTATCAATGGTGCCGGGGATAACTTCGGGCAATTAGGTACACCGGCCGCTCGCTGGAGTCTCGCGTATCTCGGCACGGCGCTCGTCGTCGGCACGAACCCGGCGACGACAGGGGCGATCCGATTGGCGAACGCATCAGAGATGCGCTTCCGCAACAACGCGAACAACGCCGACTTGATCG